ATGAACGATCCTATGTTTGTCGAAACGCTAATTATTTCCTCATCATTTTTTATCATCGCGATTATTTTGATTGCTTCCGTGCTGCTGCTGGAAAACGGCTGACCGTTAGCCAGCCGCTGTATTTATTGTTTACGGAACGTCACCAGTTCAGGACGCGCGATACGCAGATAGTCCTGGGTATCCATAATCACCGACTTTTCCAGCAGGCCGGCGTTAAAGGCGATCTCATCGAAGCGCTCAAACAGCAGCGGATCGGCGACCAGCGTCAGATCCGGATGAAAGCTGAAGGGGGGAATGGCGCCGAAAACGCAGCCGGTAAGCGCATCCACTTCTGCCGGACTGGCGAGAGAGGCCTTTAGCCCACCGAAATGGCTGGCCAGCAGGCTCAGATCGGCCTGCCGATCGGCGGCAAGGATTGCCAGAATATGTTTCTTAACGCCGTTGCCTTTTACCTTGCAGACCAGTGCTTTTGCACCCTGCCGGAGATCGGTCCCGCGAATTTCACTGACCGCTTCGCATTTCCCAACGGCCTCATGCGCCACCACGCGAAAGCGCGCCTCCTGCTCGGTTAATAAGCTGATTAGGCGCTGATGGGTCGTCGTCCCGGTCACGTCATCAGACATAACGATTTCACCTGTGATTTGCCAATACGTAGCTTGCTACATTAGCACGGGACGGAGAGGGCTGAAAGAAAACAGCCAGCGGGAGCGCTGGCTGTTGGGTCATGCGTTGCTGGTGGATGACTGTTTCTGGAGTAATTCGCTAAAATATAGGTGCCTGAATTTAAATAATAAAAATCCTTCCCCAAAACATCCCCAAAATAATTCCCCAAAACTCCCCGTCTAAATCACAACTTTTTTCCATTCTAGACCACGGTCATCTCCATACATTACGCTCATTGCTTCGGTTTTATGCCCTAAAAGAGTTTTGACATCTATACCCTGAGCTTTGTATGTTCTTGATGAAAGCGAGCGTTGTTCATGAAACGGCGGGAGGGCAGTGCAATCCTTAGGCCAGGTAATATTTGCTTTATCTCTTGCCTCCTTAAAATATCTTGATATTGTTTTTTCGGGAACGTGAGATCCCGCTTTACCGTAGGCGTGATGCTTAACATGATGGATCAGATAAGGACTCACTACTCTATCGCGACACTTACTTATAACATCAGCCAGAGTCAACCCGATTGCATCGCACCTTAAATTTAAAGGGATAGCTAACTTCATTCCGGTTTTATTTTGGGTAACATGAAGATGATTATCCCAAATGTCACTAAACTTCATCTCGACTATGTCACCTATCCTTTGCCCGGTTACTAAAGCCAAAAGCATAGAATTTTGAGCGCAAGGCGGCAAAGAGCCTGCGCTTTCAAAAATCAATTTCCATTGTTCAATGCTAAGTCTGCTTCGTTTCACTTTGGCTATTGGATTTTTTACAGCTAAGGCTGGGTTGTAGCCAGGATCAACCTCGCCAGCATGCTGCGCCTCTTTGAACACGTCGTTTAGTACGCTTCTTATCAGTTGGCCCATTCTGTGCTTTCCCTCTGCCTTATATTCATCAATAATTTTTGCAATGAGTCTAGTATCAACATCCTTCAGGCGAAGGTTTGGCACTCTATCTGCGAGAATCTGAGAACATAATCGTCTGGATTTTACAGTAGGGTTTTTTATCTCACCGTCACGCAACCTTTCCATCTGAATTTCGATGTATTTTTTAATCCACTCAGAAACACGTATACCTTGATCCTTTTTCCCTGAGCTCTTCATTGCCATATCAATCAGAGCATAAGATTGCTGAGTTTCTTGTTCTGCTGTTATACGGTTCATCTCGATTGCAGCAGCTTTTGCCGCTTCATCATCTGTTCCGAATCCAATAAATGAACCTGTTACAGGGTGGCGATATTGCCAATAAATTTTTGAAGTACGTTTATCTAACTTACAGTAAAGGTTGGGTATTTTGACATTATGTTTTCTGGGGCGAGCTGCCATTTATTGCTTTCTCCACTAACTGGCGGGCCTTGTCTGATAATGATGACGAAATATCAACACTGCCAACCATGCCAACAAAACGAGCATCTTCATCTATTACCCAGCGTCGACCTTGCTTTAAGGCTGGCGGATAAGTCTGTTTGGTCTTTGCTATTTTGTTTAATGCTGAGTTGCTTAATGGATATTTGAATCCATTAGGACCAGATGCCCACTCATGAAGTGTTACTAACTGCCCCATGCGTTTCTCTCCACTTTACCGGCTGCACCCGGCTATCTTTTATAGAAAATGCATGATGAGCACCCACCACGGAGGCCATCATTGCAGGTACGACATCTTTTCGTTTCGTTGTTATAAAGCTGGTTGGCCATCTCCTTTGAAATAATTACTGGCATCGGAACGCGGATAACCAGCCTGCGGAGTTCGGCTATTTCGTCTGCCTGCTCCATGACTCTGGCGTACAGGTCCGATGCTTCACCTTTCCACCAGGCAACATCGGATTTAAGACGGCGCAGGCGCCGCTGTTTGAGTTTGCTCACCATGGCAGCCACCCCATTTGCTGAAGTGCGCCGATTGCCAGCAGCACGAACATCACAAAATCGAATGGGTTAGGCATCACTTCACCTCCTGCTGCGGTGCTGCTTTGATATGCAGTCGCGGCTCGCCGTCTTTCGGCTCTGGCCACTGGCGCGCCATATTCTCCTTCAGCTTTTCTTCCATCGTTGCTGTAATTTCACCATCGCTGATACCGGCGCGGCGCTGTGCATCCCATAACAAGAACTGCATGTCAGCCCACTCACTGAGATCATCAGGTTCCTCTGCTGCTTCGAGTGCCTCTTTCGACAGATGCTTGAGCGGGCCGACAGGACCAACATCACCGAACGTGGCCTGTGACCACTCAGCATGGCGCTGACGGATAAGATTACGCAATTGCAAAGATGAACCGGTTTCTTCTGGCAACTTGTAAGCCGTCATTACAGGTTCGAGTTGTTCGGAATTACCGAACGACTGAAGCATGGCGGCGCGGCGGTTCATGCCATCCAATGCAATGCGCATAGCCTGAATCCCTGCTGAACCTTCAGGGTAAATCCCGTAACGCTCGAATACGTCGATGTGGTTACGCATGAACGTAGGCGTAAGCTCTTTGTAGGCATGAGCAAGCGGACCAGAGACATCATCAGGCACAGATACCGGCGCTGGCGAGGCGGTGTAAACAGGCATAACGTCGCTTTGCCCTTTGTTGCTATCGTCAGTAAGTGACCAGAACAGCCTGCCTGCCGGATGCTTGAAGATGTACGCCACCGGCTCCGCTTCGAGCGATGCCAACGCCAGTTTCATCGCAGCCAGCGCCATAGTCGCATCTTCGTTTACTGCGCCGGGAGTTGCATCGCGCTCTTCTTCGAGATCAGCGATTGTCTGATGGAGCCATTCTTTGGTAAGTGTGCTCATGATGCTTCTCCATGACGCTGAACGGCGATAGCTTTGTGCTCGTCGATAATCTCCACGACTTCTGCATGGACCAATCCTTCGAGATAGATAACACCTGTGTCGCTTATACCCGCCAGGCTGATCAGCTCTACAAGGCGACGCGCTTTCTTAACGCTAATTTCTGGCGCTATAACGCTGCGGGTAACTTTCTTCTTACCTTTGGCAGCAGCAGAAGCTTTATCCTTCTGAAGCACCTCACCGGCCTTTTCGCCAAACTCTTTTACTCGGTCTACGGCCACATCTACAGACACGGCTCCGGACTTAACTTCTTTCTGAACGTCGTGATTGGCTGTGCTAAGAAGCAGAAGTTTTTCGACAGTAGGGACAGACTTGTTGACCAGTTTTGCTATTTCGCTGGTGGTCTGGTTGAAGGCGTTATGAAGCTCCTGAATAACAGCTGCCTGTTCCATATCGGATAGCGGGAGCTGGTTGTTACTGGTCATGATGCGCGCCAGGCGCTGAACATCGCTACCGTTGAACGGCATGATGTGGATGCGGTCTACTGGCTTACCAGCTTCTGCACAGCGCGCATAGCAGCGACGACGACGGTGGCCTTCAACAACCCACACTCCACCTTCATCACGGGCGATAACTTCCAGCGGAGGAACAGAACCGCCGTTCATCAGATAGTTGAAAAGGTCATCATCTGCCTGGCGGGTACGAACATCATCTTCACGTTTGTTGAAACCTTCCCGCACATGGATTTGGTCAAGGCTGATAAACATCCCGGTATCGGTACGCTTGATGGTCCCGTCACGGGTCATTTGCTTGAATGAATTAGCCATCAGAGAGCCACCTCGTTATTTTGGGAAATGACGACGGTAGACAACTCACGTAGTTCTCGCTGGGCTTCCAGGAAATGCATATTGGTTCTGGTCTTCGTGTGGCGTTCAACAATGCGGTCACACTCTTTGGCCCAGCTTGCGACATCTTCACGCAAGGTGGCGTTCTGAACAGCCAGTTCTTTACGCTGCGCCATCGCTTCACAAAGCGCGACGCTGGTATAGTCCAGGCGGTTAGCCAGTTCGGTCATAATGCCGCGATAAGCTGGCGGAAGGAGAGGGGCTGCCTTACGCGCTGCGTCGATCAGCTGCTCCCGGGTCATGCGTGGTTGTAACTCGGTGACGTTCTGTGTGTTCGTCATGGATAGTTTCTCCGTGTTATACGCGCTCTGCACAGCGCTGAATTTTGGTTGCACGAATCCCGGCACTTGAATGCTGCCAAATTCGTAAATATTCATTAAGTATTAAAAATATTCGCGATTATCAGAACGAACGCGTTCGAGAATAATTTTTGCTTCATCCAAGGTTGGTGCAAGCAAGGCTTTCTCTATCGCTCTGGCAAAACTAATCGCATCGCATTCGTAACTGTCTGCCCGTGATTCCCAATCAGATGCCTCTTCTTCAGCAGAAGAAATACGGTTATCGTATTCATATTCCAGCTCGTGGCGAACCTCAGCGCGAAGACTTTCACGAATAATGTCTGACGCTTCTTCAAGTGGAAGGATGACCAGTAAATTTTCGGGCTGATAAGTACCATATTTAACAGCCAAATCATTTGCAGACATGCTACCTCCAGAAAAAGCGCCCGCCGCTGAGCTGACCTGCTCCCCGTTGATTAGTACACCCCGATGTTAGTAATGTCTTCATAAGCCACATGAGGACATCCCCATGAAGAAGCGTTTTTCCGACGAACAGATCATCAGTATTCTCCGCGAAGCCGAAGCTGGGGTACCCGCCCGTGAACTCTGCCGCAAGCATGCCATTTCCGATGCCACGTTTTACACCTGGCGTAAGAAGTATGGCGGTATGGAGGTGCCTGAAGTTAAGCGCCTGAAGTCGCTTGAGGAAGAGAACGCCAGACTCAAGAAGCTGCTTGCCGAAGCCATGCTGGATAAAGAGGCGCTTCAGGTGGCTCTTGGGCGAAAGTACTGACGACAGACCAGAAGCGGGAAGCCGTGATGTTGATGTGTGATGCGACCGGTCTGTCGCAACGTCGTGCCTGCAGGCTTACAGGTTTATCCCTGTCGACCTGCCGCTATGAGGCTCACCGTCCGGCTGCTGATGCGCATTTATCAGGGCGCATCACTGAGCTGGCACTGGAGCGCAGGCGTTTTGGCTACCGTCGTATTTGGCAGTTGCTGCGCCGTGAAGGGCTTCATGTTAATCATAAGCGCGTGTACCGGCTTTATCACCTCAGTGGCCTGGGCGTAAAACGCAGAAGACGTCGTAAAGGGCTGGCAACAGAACGTCTGCCGCTGCTCCGTCCGGCGGCGCCCAATCTGACCTGGTCGATGGATTTCGTCATGGACGCACTTTCCACCGGTCGCAGGATCAAGTGTCTTACCTGCGTCGATGATTTCACAAAGGAATGCCTGACGGTCACTGTTGCCTTTGGGATTTCAGGCGTTCAGGTCACGCGTATTCTGGACAGCATTGCACTGTTTCGAGGCTATCCGGCGACGATAAGAACTGACCAGGGGCCGGAGTTCACTTGCCGTGCACTGGATCAATGGGCCTTTGAGCATGGTGTTGAGTTGCGCTTAATCCAGCCGGGCAAGCCAACGCAGAACGGATTTATTGAGAGCTTTAACGGACGATTTCGCGATGAATGTTTGAATGAGCACTGGTTCAGCGATATCGTTCATGCCAGGAAAATTATTAATGACTGGCGGCAGGATTATAACGAATGCCGCCCGCACTCCACGCTGAATTATCAGACACCGTCTGAATTTGCAGCGGGCTGGAGAAAGGGTCATTCTGAGAATGAAGATTCCGGCGTTACTAACTGAGTGTTGTATCTAATCGTGGGGGCAGGTCAGAGCGGGCAAATAACATTTTTCCAATCCAACCAGAACAGGCTCATCGTCTCCTGTTGGTTGAGATGGCGTTATTACCATCACCAAGCACCCTGAGGATGCTTGAGGCTGGCAGCCACAATCGACACTGCAATGTCGACACGTTACTTCTCCACAATTGAGAGCGCGTTCTCCTGAGTTGATTTAACGACTACGGCCTCTCAAGTTGAACGCTGAACGCGCTTTCAGTTGTGTAAAAGGGGCGGTCGACATTAAGGACATTCAAAACTGCCGACCGCCAAGACTACACACAGCAATCAAAACCTTGCCTGTCTTTTCACCACATCAGGCTCGGTGGTATTCTTGGAGCTCTCACACAGCCAAGAAAAGGGAATGCAAATGACTAAAGAAGAAAAAGTTATTTATTTAATGCGTCTCGCGGTAGACACTCATAGTGCTTATCGTTCTGCACAAATCGCATCGGGGAAGGGTATGAACGCAGACCATGACCCAATCGAAGCAATTGAAAAAATCTACAACAAGTACGAAGCACTACTCGACAAAAAACTCGCTGAGTGAGTTAGGCAGAGACTTATCAATAATCTCCATCACTACACGTAAGTTACTTGGAGTGGGCTTAAGTCCTCTGGATAAAAGCTCACTTTTCAAGACAACGAGAATTTGAGAACTTAAGACCAGAAGCTGCTCACCAGTAATAACTGACGCATCAAAAATTTTTTCATCCATTTCCAATCTCTTCTTTTAAATTCAGTTAAGCCAGATTTCCTCGTCTCTTCCGAGGTGTCACACCTGATCGCCACGCTGGTGAAACGCTTCTGGCTGTCGTGCACGCCTGGCTTGCACATTCCGGCTACCCGCTGGATCTGGATATGTCTTGCAAGGAATCCCCGGACCGCTGCGGCACATGTGCCATATGCCGTACTGCAACTGCTTCCTGTCTTTTCACCACATCAGGCTCGGTGGTATTCTTGGAGTTCTCACACAACCAAGAAGGATATTACAAATGGACGAAGTTAAGTTCTCTTGCCCAGAATGCAGTGGCGAACTCTTCGATAGCACCGCGATACCTGAAGGTTCTGACAGTTTTGCGGGAGCTGTCTGTGGAAATTGTGGTCACGTTGTAACTGAAGACGAGAGCTCTCAGTTCGATGATCAGCTTGCCAATGATTACTTCGACAATCTCACCAGGAACCTTTTCGATTAATGGCAAGTAACGCTTGCTGACCGCCTCAACAACCTGCGTTTGAGCTTTCAAGGCGCTGCAATCTACATGCAGCGTCAATTCGACATAGCCACAGCTCTTACACTTATTGCTAATAGGCGCAAAGGTCTCGCCGGCTGGCAACTTAATCGTCTTTCTGTTTGCGCTTGTGTTCATACTGCCTACCCACAATGTTCGCTGCTGATGAATAAAATCTAACTTAACTTAGTTTTTAGGTCAAGGGTAAACACCAAACTTTTCTTAGTTTAGTGTTTTGAGGAGTTAGGGAACTTAGATTTCGTACTGAACGCCTTTGACAACGCCAATAATAAGGCAGTTACCGTTGATCGGTATGTTGGGGTAGCGAGGATTTAGTGGGACTAAAAATTTTTGTGGGCCATCAATGACAAGTTTTTTAACAGTCGCTTCGTTAGTGCCATCAATACGCGCAACAACAATCTTCCCATGAAGGGGTTCGACATCTGGATCAACAATAACGGTAGCCCCTTCAGGTATTGTTGGGAGGCCATTTGGATTGGTCATTGAATCCCCTTTGACCTCTAATGCGAACGAGCTATCTCCAATGCGAAGTGATGTCTCAACCCATTTATCGACATCGCTGAACAAATCAGCAGTTTTACATTCCGTAAACTGCCCAGCCTGAACCCAAGAAATCACTGGCACACGCCGCATTTTAGTTATGAGGGCACCTTCGAATTCGGTGCCGTAAAGAATGTAATCTATTGATGTATTGAAAAATTTCGCCAGCTTAACCAGCGATTCACCGTTTGGGATATTCACATCCTTTTCCCAATAACCGACCGCTACGTCACTAACACCGCAGAATTTACCCAGTTCTTTTTGAGAAGTTCTTGTAACCCTACGTAGGGCCTTAATGCGCTGACCAACCGTTTCCATGAAAGCACCAAATTTAAAAAAGACTAAGCAATCTTAGTTTTTATTGACCTAAGTTAGATTGGTTATTAATATCTAATCAAACTTAGCTAAGGAGGCTTCATGACAACCGACGAGATTGAACAACATTTCGGCAGCACTGAAAAAGTTGCCGAATTTTTTGGCATCACTAGTGAGGCCGTTTACCAGTGGCGTAACCGCCCAGGACGCTTAATCCCAAAAGGACGAGCTGCTGAAGCTGCGTATCGAACTGCTGGTGAACTGGAATTCAACCCAGAACGTTATGGCAAGAATACATCGCCAAGCGATCAGAAATAACCACAGAGATAAGGGGTTAACCGTGGGTATAGAACCTGAATGGAAAGTTGAGAAGCAGCCCGCCTGGCTAGTGGCCGCAATCAGGAAGACGATTGCCGCGTTGCCAGGTGGATACGCTGAAGCGGCAGAGATTCTGGACGAAACCCAGAATTCACTCTTTAACCGCCTTCGTGCTGGTGGCGACCAGATCTTTCCAATGGGCTGGGCAATGGTGCTTCAAAGCGCTGCTGGAGTAAGTTACATCGCTGACGCGTTCTCTCGTGAAACTGATAACGGAATTCACGTTCCCGGCGCCGTGCCTGATGATGAAAACGAAGAGATTGGCCTGAAACTGGCCGAGCTGGTGGGGAGGCTTGGTGAGCTGGTCAATGCTTACCGTCATTACATTGAAGATGGTGTAGTTGACCGGAGCGAGTGGCAAAGTCTTAACGATATTGCATATCAGTTCAGGGTGACTCTCATGACGTTCCTGAACCTTATTTCCCGTGTTTATTGCCTTCCAGAAATGGGTGAGGCCCGCGAGTGTGCAGCTCCGGGCCCCTTGGCGTGTCGTATCAGTGGAGAAACTAACGCATGAACAGTTTAACGGTAAACAACCGTCTCCCGCAACTCCGTGGTATTCCTGTTGTTGGAACCTCGTCGTTTCGGTATGAGCGGATGGTATCAGGCCGCTGGGTTCCATGTAACCACAGCAGGGCTATAGCGATTGTGGGTGTCTGGCGTCGGAAGGGGAGAGCGCTATGCGAGAACTTAACCGGCGTTTCAGAGATCACTATGGAGTCCCGGTGCGGGTCATCAGATGGGAGCCCGAGACCCGACGCGTTATATACCTTCGCGAAGGGTACGATCATGAGTGCTTCAGCCCTCTTGAGCAATTCCAGCGTAAATTTACAGAGTTAAAGGACGACCATGAGCCTATTAATGCCATCCCGCCCGATAGTGATTAACCCTGACCTTGCGTACAGCATTGGGCTGAACGAGGCCATTGCGTTGCAGCAGGTTAATTACTGGCTGAAAGAAACCACCTCCGGACTGGAGCGTGACGGCGTGCGCTGGATTTACAACACCAATGAGCAGTGGCTGGAGCAGTTCCCGTTCTGGTCTGAATCCACCCTGAAGCGCACATTCACCCGCCTGAAAAACCTTGGCGTACTCAAAGTTGAGCAGTTGAACAAGTCTCAGCGCGACATGACGAACTATTACACGATCAACTACGAAAGTGAGCTTTTAGATGAGGTCAAAGTGACCAAATCGAAGAGTTCAAAATGCACTCTTCCATCAGGTCAAAATGAACCGATGGAAGAGGTCAAAGTGGAACGTTCCATCGGGTCAAAACGAACCGCTCTCATCAGGTCAAATTGCACTGATGTTCTTACAGAGAATACAACAGAGAATACTACAGATATTAAAAACCCTATTTGTCCGGTTGCGCCGCAACCAGACGGTGATGTGTTGATCACCGATCAGGCTAAACAGGTTTTAACCCATCTGAACCAGGTGACCAGTTCGCGTTATCAGGTTTCAACAACCTCGCTGCAAAACATTCGCGCCCGAATCGGGGAGGGCTTCACCGTTGAAGAGCTGTCGCTGGTGGTGGACTACTGCAACGCCAAGTGGAGCGACGATTTAACAATGGCGGCCTACCTGCGCCCGCAGACACTTTTCCAGCCAACGAAGTTTCCAGCTTACCTGAAGTCCGCTACCAACTGGGCGAATGCCGGAAGGCCAGCGCGTGTTAACGGGAAGTGGGAGCGTGAGGATGGAATCTTCAAATCCAGCTTCAAGAACACCGACTACAGCAAAGTCCCGGCGGGCTTCAGAGGAGCGAACTCATGAGTCTTCTGAAAGATATTCAAATTTTCATCGCCGCTAATCCTGGCTTAACGAACAAAGAGATTGCGGCATCAATGCCACAGTACGACGTTCATGCTGTTCAGCGCGGTGTATGCCATCTGGTAAAACTGAATCGCGCAACCCGCCAGCATAACGGCAAGTGCTACCAGTATTTTGCCAAAGCACCGGGTGGCGAGGTTGGCGAGGGGTGTTCTGCACTGAAAATCAACCGGGCTGATAAACCAGCTGTACCAGAACAGGAAGAAGCTTTGAATCCGGCTGTGACCACAATGATGGATAAGGCTCAAGGCCTGTTTGAAAAAGGGCTCTACCAGCGTGCGGCCACAGTACTGATGGATGCCTTCAATCGCTCTAAGAACGAAGAGCAGCGGATGAAGATACTGATTGAGCGTCAGCGTTGCCTGAGCATGGCGCCGAAAGTGAAAGCACCCTCTGATGCATGGTGTCTGGCTGGCCGAGCGAGGAATGTCTGATGAAATATTCACTGATTTACGCTGACCCAGCCTGGCTCTATGACAACAAAGCCAGTAACGGTGCAGCAGAAGATCACTACGACACGATGAAACTGATCGACATGAAGCGCTTGCCGGTTTGGGACCTGGCTGCCGATGATGCAGTTCTGGCTATGTGGTTCACCGGTACGCACACCCGAGAGGCTATCGAGCTGGCTGAAGCGTGGGGATTTAAAGTACGCACGATGAAGGGCTTTACCTGGGTTAAGTTCAATCCACTGGCAGAGCAGCACATCAACAAAGCACTTCAGGCAGGCCGTGTGGAGGATTTTTACGACTTCCTCGACCTGCTGAACGTACAAACACGCATGAACGGCGGGAACTACACCCGAGCTAATACCGAAGACCTGCTAATCGCCACCAGGGGAAATGGACTGGAACGCAAGTGCGCCAGCATCAAGCAGGTTATTTACAGCCCACTCGGTGAGCACAGCCAGAAGCCAGCAGAGGCGCGTTTCCGTCTGGAGAAGCTTTACGGTGATGTTCCACGCATCGAACTATTCAGCCGTTGCGGTGCGCCTGGCTGGGACCACTGGGGAAATCAATCTGAATCACCAGCTGTTGAGCTTATACCGGCAGTTGCCGTTCCCATGAAAAAACTACAGGAGCGCGCCGCATGAAAAAGCTATCTACCGAGCATGAGAACGCTGTGCGTGATGTAGCCCGTCAATGCAACGATGCCATCAAAAAAGCCCTAAAGCAGAAGCCAAAGCCAAGCTGGAATGTCGTAGTGCCTCCGATCCTGAAGGAGTACCACGAGAAGGTTAAACCGATGGGCGTAAGCCTGGTGATGTTCAACAGCGTAATAGGACGCCTGAACGGGCGTTATGGAGTCGAGTCATGATCGAATTAACGCCGCGTCAGAATGAAGTGTTCGAAGCTATCAAGGTTCATATCGAAAAGGCTGGCTTCCCACCTACGATGCTGGAGCTTGCCGGATTAATTGGCTGCGCATCACCGAACGCTGCTGTAGCGCACGTGAAGTCACTTAAGAAAAAGGGTTACATCACTGTTGCTCCTGGCGCAGCCAGGGGCATTACCGTCGTCAAAACGGAATGGGATGCAGAACCAGTGACGATCATCAAAGACCTGCTATCCGGCGGAGACAAGGCCAGAGATAACGCTGTTGAATGGCTGAAAAAACAGGGAGTGAGTTTATGAAACTGGTGCTCCCGTTCCCACCGAGCGTAAACACATACTGGCGAGCCCCAAACAAGGGGCCGTTAAAAGGCCGCCATCTTATCAGCGAGAAGGGCAGGGCATACCAGAGCGCGGCATGTGCAGCGATCATTGAGCAACTGCGTTGCTTACCAAAACCATCATCATCACCAGCTGCGGTGGAGATCCTTCTCTTTCCGCCAGATGCCCGCCGCCGCGACATCGACAACTACAACAAGGCTCTGTTTGATGCGCTTACGCATGCTGGCATTTGGGAGGATGACAGCCAGGTGCACAGAATGCTGGTGGAGTGGGGGCCTAAAGTGCATGGCGGAAGGGTAGAAATATCGATAACTAGGCATCAACCAACAATAGGGGGAATTGGGTGAGAGCCATACTGACGCCTGAAATTGCGCCGATGTCCGGGGTGGTTCTGTTCCGCCCTGGTACCGAACTGCTCTGGCTATTCCGTCAGGGAAGGGTAGTTATTGAGCCACCATCCGAAGCCATCCAGCATCTGCCATCTGGAATAATCCCTGAAGCCCACCAGCCCCTGACTGACGATGCCAACATGCAGGCTATTTTCGTTAACGAGAGGGTCATTCAGCGAGCTGGTGGATTGAGTAGCCTTGATGCCTGGCTGGAGAGAAAATTTGAATGCCAGTGGCCTCACACTGACTGGCATGCCAGTGACTTTACGGTAATGCGCCACGCTCCGGGGAGCATTCGTCTTTGCTGGTCATGTGATAACCATTTACGTGAGCAAACCACTGAAAGACTGGCAGGAATTGCCATGCAGAACCTGGTAAAATGGCTGCTGGAAAGGGTAAATATTGATTTAGGTTTCAGCCCTGACCACACTCTTTCACTTCCTGAGTTCTGCTGGTGGATGGTACGTAATGATCTGGCTGACCTTGTTCCTGAATCGGTGGCGAGTAAAGCACTCAGAATCAAGCCAGAACAGCACAGTTCAGTGATGAGGGAAAGTGACATTGTCCCATCATTACCGGCTACGCAAATCTTTCAGGAGAAGGCAAAGAAGATAGTGGCGGTGAAGGTCGATCCTGAAACGCCGGAATCTTTCATGCTGAGGCCAAAGCGCCGACGCTGGGAAAACGAGAAATACACCAGCTGGGTGAAGTCGCAGCAGTGCTGTTGCTGTAATAACCCGGCAGACGACCCCCACCACCTGATAGGCCACGGGCAGGGTGGAATGGGTACCAAAGCGCATGACCTGTTTGTGATACCGCTGTGCAGAGCGCATCACGACGAGTTACACGCTGATCCCGTGGCATTTGAAGCGAAATACGGCGACCAGTTAACGCTGCTGTTTCGGTTTTTAGATCGTACGCTGGCAATCGGCGTACTGGCGTAAGTGGAGACGCAAATGATCAATCCTTCAGAAGTAGGCAAATCCGGCGAGTTGGTTCGCCTTCGCACTCTCGAAAGTATCTGGGTACAGGGAAAGCTCCGCATGTGGGGCCGCTGGTCTTATATCGGTGGTGGCTCGGGCGGAAACATGTTCAACCAGCTGCTGTCATCCGGGAAAATAACCAAATCCGCCATCAACGATGCGCTGCGCCGCATGAAGAAATCCGGCATCACTAAACCCGAGCTGGAAGCATACCTTCGTGAAATTCTCGACAGTAAAAACAAAACTGGCCTGGCGTTCTGCTCAGACGAGGAGGGGCTAAAGATTGACGGCGTTATTGCCGCAGTGCTAATGAACGAAGAATACCGTGGGCTGTATGGCGTGATTGTTGATTGTCATCGTCTGCGTAAAAGCAAACTCCAGATGGCTAAAGAGCTTAATTCAAAACACCCCGACTGGACCCTTATTACATGCCGTCGTCGTATTGATACATGGGTAAGTCTTGCAGAATCGATCCTGTACGCACCACTTTGTGACGCGTTCGGCACAAATGGCGACAGATTTAAGTTGCAGAGTGAGCAAGAAAGTGCTTAAATTGTGTTAGGCTCGGGACAGTAAAGCGTTCTGAGCAATAGAACGAGTCATAAACCCGCAAGCAATGCGGGTTTTTTGTTATGATGACCTTTTAAATTCATTAAGGTCTCGTCATGTGGTTAGGCATACCATTCCTATACGTTCATGAGCGTTTAGCAGATACAATCAGTATTGATAAAATTGCTACAGTTTCTGTAGACTCTTCATTCTCATGGGAAACCATAATTGCAGCTTTCATTAGCGGCTTGGTTCCCGCTTTAATTTCTTTATATGTTATCCGGCAAAATAATGAATCGGTTAGATATCAGCAAAGCCGCGAAGACAAAAGGAACTATGCAGCCCATGTTAGGCTTAATGTCAGTGAATATGCATATCAACTCACGAAAGTAAAAGAGTTACATTCCGAATGGATAGATGAAGGGATTAAAGGTGTTAGCTATAAACGCCCTGAAATTGAAAAAAATATGTCGGCTGCTTTACTTGAGCTTGAGAAATATAAAGTAAGTTTGCTTATATCAGTACTTGATGATGAAAAAGGATTGGCCTTTAAAAAATCAATAAATGACATTCAAAGTTATCTGTCAGAAATAATCATAAAGAAATATGCAAGTATAAATGACTCAAGGAACTGGGTTGGTAGATATTCTGATTTTATATCTGATGCTAATAAATATCTTAATAACTGACCATTCAATCGATTAACACATAAGCCACGTTTAGTGGCTTTTTTTATCCCCTCGTTCTGAGAGGAATCACGGCAATATGAGGGGGCTAAATGTCCGCAGAACCGATATCTGCTACGGCAACTGCTGGTGTTGCTGCCGGAACTACCGGGATCACCTTCGCCACGATGTTTCCAGAAGCTACTCCAGCCGTAATGCTTTGTTCACTTGCTGGGGCCGCTCTTTACGTTTTGAGCAGTGAAGATCATAAGCTCTGGAAGCAGATACTGTTTGCGCTTATCTCATTTATCGGTGGGGTTTACTGCGCCGGAACAGCATCTGAAATCATCGCAGCGCTTATCAATGCGGCATTAAGTCACCTTTCTCCGCCAGTTGCCGTGAAAGTATCTCCAGCCATTGGCGCGCTGGCGGCCTCAACGGTTTCTGTCACCGTCCTGCTTCGTGTTCTTAAGCGCTCGAAGACAGGAGACTTACCCGGATTGAAGGGGGAAGAATGACGTGGCAAACACTGATCCTGAACATTAACGCTGTTGCATGCATCCTGATAACCATACGCCTGATGTTCTTCAGAAAGCGGAGCCTACGCCGACGCCGTCTGATGGAATTTTTGGCGTATGGGCTGATTCTCGCACCAGCGTTTACTGCTTTCCGAATCTGGCATGGTGATTACGTGCAGGTTGATTACGGAGAGTTGGTCGTCAATCTCGTTGTCTGCATAGCCGTATGGCGTGCTCGTGGCAACATCGCAAGAATCGCAGGGGAAAGCACAACGTGACCAAAGACGAAATATTTAATGCCATCCTCGGCAAAGAGGGCGGGTACGTAAATCACCCCGACGACAAAGGCGGCCCAACAAACTGGGGGATCACGCAAGCGGTAGCTCGCGCCCACGGATTCACCGGAGATATGCGAAACCTTACCCGCCAGCAGGCGCTGGATATCCTGACTGCTGACTACTGGACAGGGCCACGCTTCGACCTTGTTTCTGAGGTATCACCAGCCATCGCTGCCGAACTCTGCGACACAGGCGTAAACATGGGCCCATCGGTGCAGACCAAATGGTTTCAGCGTTGGCTGAACGTGTTCAACATTCAGGGCACGCTCTATCCTGATCTGATTGCAGATGGTTTTATTGGTCCGCGAACGATCAGCGCGTTAAAAAGCTATCTTTCCCGGCGCGGAAAAGAGGGTGAGCTGGTTATGCTTCGGGCCCTGAATTGTAGCCAGGGTCAGCGTTATCTTGAGCTGGCAGAACAGCGCAGCGCGAACGAAACGTTTGTTTATGGCTGGGTAAAGGAGCGTGTGGTTATATGACGCTTGAGATGATTACCGGACTCGTTGTCGCGGTGTTTGCTGCTATTGCCGCCGCGTTTGGCCTAGGTCATTCACGCGGAACCAGCAAAGCGGAAGCGAAAGCCAACCAGCAACGCACCGAAGATAACGCAGATGCAACTGTCGCAGCAGCCGAACGCCGGGTTGAAGCAACGAAAGAGGCCAGCAATGTTCAGCAGACTGTTAACCATATGCCTGGCGACGATGTTGATCGCGAGCTGCGGGACAACTGGACCCGTAAGGGTTGAGGTAGTGGACACGGCTTGCGACTGGGTTAAACCCATCTACGGTACAGCGCACGACTGGGATGTGCTGGATAAGCAGACGAAGCGCGACATCCTGGCGCATAACAAAGCGTGGCAGAAGAACTGCCAGAAGGTGAATGCCGATTTGAAGTAGCAAAGCGGTAAGACCGTAGCCGAAAGGTAATGCAGCAGTCATGATGCTGCCCCGAGTCGCGTAATGGCGAGCAGGTATAGCATACCGATGTGAGGGTAAATAAGGGAACATGCTCCGGTAAAGCAGCACGAACGCCATACGCGCACCGGTTATAAGCGGCGATGAAGCGACAGCAACTCAAGGGCATGAGCGCGGCCACTGCGAGAGTGTGGTCTTCATTAGCTGTATCTGCGTAAAAATGCTAAATTGACCCCACGAAATGTCGCTGGGGGATGGCTATGAAAAGAGGTGTTGTTTTCACGGTACGCGAGCTTCTGAAAGTTAATGGTGGAAAAGGATTCACTACGGGTAGAGGTATTTCTACAGAAGAACTTAATTATTTGATGTTGTACTGGGATAAACTTGTTTCCCCAACTAATAATTTTATCCATATTAGTTTAGCAAATGAAGAAGAGCTGGAAAGTTGTGGAGTCCTTTACCGCCCAAGGTTTACCCAACAAGGGGGTATGGATGGTTCTAGGATGACAGAATTTCATGCTTTTACCCATGTAGAAGCTTTAAATATGATGAGAAAAAATGAGCGCGAAGTTGATTGGCGTATGCATTTTTTTAATAACGAAGTTTCAATTCATCAAGAAGCCGCACAACAAAAAGAAGTTATAAGGTTTGAGTTAGCTGAACTATTACCAGTTCCGCCCAAAGATACTCCTTTGCAAGAAATTTTGGAATTCAAAGAGAGGCGTAGTGATGAACTTCAAGCTTTACATGGATATCTTGATGAGCTTTATTCAGAAGTATTAAATTCGGGTGATTTCAATTTGCAAAGAGCAAAAGCGCTTTCCGGTTTGAGAGCATCATTAGATGATCTAAATAAGCTAAATAGCCAAGGTTGGAGAAGCCCATTAAGGTTCAATCTTTCTACAGCTTTTGAATTTGATTTGAACCAGATAATGAGTGGAGGTGTAACCGCCTATGCAGCCTTAAACTCATCACAACCATTTGAAGTGTTAGGTGTCGGCGCGGTTGTTACATTACTAGGCGGTTTTATCAAAGTTAAGCCTCAACTTCAAAATGTTCTCAAAAATGGCGATCCTAAATTGGCATATCTCACTAACGCTACCAGAGAAGGCATACTTGAGAAGTAAAAAGGTAGGTGAAAATTAACATTTAGGATTATCCTTGCTTATTAGTAAAAAGCCATAATTGAACTGTTATGGCTTTTTTATTGCGCATCGCACGCGCACATCAAAGAAATGACCTGCCCCCACGATTAGATACAACACTCAGTTAGTAACGCCGGAATCTTCATTCTCAGAATGACCCTTTCTCCAGCCCGCTGCAAATTCAGACGGTGTCTGATAATTCAGCGTGGAGTGCGGGCGGCATTCGTTATAATCCTGCCGCCAGTCATTAATAATTTTCCTGGCATGAACGATATCGCTGAACCAGTGCTCATTCAAACATTCATCGCGAAATCGTCCGTTAAAGCTCTCAATAAATCCGTTCTGCGTTGGCTTGCCCGGCTGGATTAAGCGCAACTCAACACCATGCTCAAAGGCCCATTGATCCAGTGCACGGCAAGTGAACTCCGGCCCCTGGTCAGTTCTTATCGTCGCCGGATAGCCTCGAAACAGTGCAATGCTGTCCAGAATACGCGTGACCTGAACGCCTGAAATCCCAAAGGCAACAGTGACCGTCAGGCATTCCTTTGTGAAATCATCGACGCAGGTAAGACACTTGATCCTGCGACCGGTGGAAAGTGCGTCCATGACGAAATCCATCGACCAGGTCAGATTGGGCGCCGCCGGACGGAGCAGCGGCAGACGTTCTGTTGCCAGCCCTTTACGACGTCTTCTGCGTTTTACGCCCAGGCCACTGAGGTGATAAAGCCGGTACACGCGCTTATGATTAACATGAAGCCCTTCACGGCGCAGCAACTGCCAAATACGACGGTAGCCAAAACGCCTGCGCTCCAGTGCCAGCTCAGTGATGCGCCCTGATAAATGCGCATCAGCAGCCGGACGGTGAGCCTCATAGCGGCAGGTCGACAGGGATAAACCTGTAAGCCTGCAGGCACGACGTTGCGACAGACCGGTCGCATCACACATCAACATCACGGCTTCCCGCTTCTGGTCTGTCGTCAGTACTTTCGCCCAAGAGCCACCTGAAGCGCCTCTTTATCCAGCATGGCTTCGGCAAGCAGCTTCTTGAGTCTGGCGTTCTCTTCCTCAAGCGACTTCAGGCGCTTAACTTCAGGCACCTCCATACCGCCATACTTCTTACGCCAGGTGTAAAACGTGGCATCGGAAATGGCATGCTTGCGGCAGAGTTCACGGGCGGGTACCCCAGCTTCGGCTTCGCGGAGAATACTGATGATCTGTTCGTCGGAAAAACGCTTCTTCATGGGGATGTCCTCATGTGGCTTATGAAGACATTACTAACATCGGGGTGTACTAATCAACGGGGAGCAGGTCAGAAAGTCTTTCAGCTGTGAGCCTGGGCAAACCGATAACTTTCGGCGGCTTTGCCGTGCGACAGGCTCACGTCTAAAAGGAAAATCTAATGCAGGTCACTATTGATGGTGTCCCGTTTGTGCCTGCCTGCGCTTCAGCGTCACGGATTGGCATTGTCATTACTACCCACAACCGGCCAGACGTTTTAAACCGCGCCATTGAGCAGCACATTAAACATCTGCCCGCCGGGGCGCTGGTGGTGGTTATCGACGACGGCTCTAAACCTGCCGCAGTAGTGCCTGACGGCGCGCAGCTGCTTCGCCATGAAACATCACTCGGCATTGTTGCTTCGAAGAACGCCAGTTTAACCGCGCTGATGGACGCCGGGTGTGAGCATCTTTTCCTTTGGGACGATGACGCCTGGCCCATCGCTGATAACTGGCACTTGCCTTACATCGAATCACCCGAGCCACACCTGGCTTATCAGTTTCTTGATCTGGCAGGGACGAATAAGCTGAAGGATATGGCGGTTCTGTATCGGGATGATAAGCACATCGCTTACTCCGGACAGCGTGGCGTAATGCTTTACTACCACCGCAGCGCCATAGAGAAAGTTGGTGGTTTCGATCCGGTATACGGTCGCGGTATGTACGAACACAGTGACCTCGCCCTGCGCATTCACAATGCTGGCCTGACGACATGGGCTTACGGTGATGTGGTCGGTTCAGAAAAGCTGATCCATTCTCTCGATGAGCATGAAGCCGTAGAGCGTTCGGTACCGCGTCCCGACCGACAGGCGCTGGTGGAACGTAACGTGAAGATCCATAACGAACGGCGTGATGCCGGGTTTACTGGTTACGTTGAATACCGCCAGCAGCGCGATGTGGTTATCACAACGCTGCTTACCAGTCAGCCTGACCCGCAGCGCGGCACAAAAATGGCGGCCTCGCCTGGCATGCTGAGCAAATGGGCGGCCTCGCTTCGCCAGTGTGGTCGTATAGCGCTGGTGGATGAATTACTGACGGCCCCGGCAGATGTTGAGCTATGTCGCGTTCCTGACGTGAAGATGAATGTCTACTTTCGTCGCTGGTTGCACATCTGGCAGCACTTGCGAGAGCACCCTGAATACCGGTTCGTCTGGTGTACCGATGGTACTGATGTCGAAATGCTTCGCGCGCCGTGGGAAGAAATGGAAGCCGGAAAGGTGTATGTAGGTTCAGAACCGAAGACCTACGCCGACACCTGGGCAAAGCAGAATCATCCGGAGCGCATCTATCAGGAGTTTATCGAAGCGCACCGCAACGATGTGATGCTTAACGCTGGGCTGCTGGGTGGCACCCGCGCTGATGTAATGGCGTTTGCTCACGGCATCATCCGTCTTTACTACCGGATCGAGAGTTATCGTTTCTGGAAGAAAGAACAGGCTGGCGCCGCGGTGGGTGACATGCTGGCGTTCGGTATTGTCGCACAGTCATTCGCTGACAGGTTGGTCACCGGCCCTCTGGTACATACCGTTTTCAAAACTGATGGCATCGGCAAAGAAAATGCCTGGTGGCGCCATAAATAACAGGAGGTCTTATGATTTCGTATGAGGTTGAGTTCCCGACCCAAAAATCTGTAAGTTTCAAAATTAATGGTTACTCCTCAGCAGAGGGACTGGACTGTAAAACGGTAGAGGCTATTGGCGGTGAAGTCAAAGTACAGCTCGATAAGAAAAACATGTTGACTGTACCTTATCGTGAAGACATTACAGCAGACTTTACTCTTGAAGGTTACAAGCAGCGCGCTGAAACTCACGCGAAAACTGTAATCGATCAGATTGTGAATGCGGCTCAGCACCGAGCCGCCGACGATTTAATTCAGGAAGTTACGAACGCGATTGCTTCTTCTGAATTATTTTCTCAACTCTCTTAATCGCTTCGTGAGCATCTGGGGCAGATGAAATTTCAGGCGGTGTAACCTCCTTCAGTACATCCATCAGAACGTCCCCAACATTCTGTTTTGGTGACAGCTTGTTAACAGCTTCAATAATCAAAGAAAAAACCAGTTTATTGGTGGCTTTTTCAATCTTTAATTCACGTTGTAAATCTGCAACTGCTTTTTCCAGTTCTGACATGGAGCTCATGGGTATTTTCCTTATCGGAGGTAATCAGCCATCCCCCCGCGACAGAGTGCGCCAGTGTCCCACCACTGACGGGCTGAATGCTTACCTTAACCAGGGTTAAAGCGGAGCAACACCCTGATATTCAGACAGTAACCGCCATCGTGCGGCTTTTTTATTGGAGATTCGCTGGTGGCTGAAGAGATTAAGTTTGTGGTGGTCGGCCATCATACCCGCTTAGGGCCTGCACAACGTCTTGCTGCACTGCTGCATGCTCATCTGCTGGTTGATGACGATAACCACGGCGCGAACTGGAATCATCGCCGCGCGCTTGAGTGGGCAGCAGAACAAACCTGCCGGGTAGTTGTTGTTGAAGATGATGCGATGCCAGTGGACTTGTTCTTCACTCCAGTCACGAGCTGGCTAAAACGCTTCCCTGATTCCTTGATTAGTTTCTACCTTGGCACTGGTCGCCCACCTCAGTATCAAATGCAGATAGCCGAACGGCTGATAGTTGCTGATAAGACTCAGGCTGACTACATCACACTGCCGCGGCTGATACACGGCGTTTGTTATAGCGTACCTCCTCAGCATATTGAACGAGTCATTTCTCGATGGGACAGAAGCAAGCCTGCCGATTATGCCGTGGGTGATGCCTATGGCGGCGCTGTGGTCTATCCATGCTACTCGCTGGTGGATCATGCAGATGGCGAACCGGTTGAGCGTCATCCAGACGCAGCGCCACGCACAGAGCGGCGCAGAGCATGGAGGCTGGCGTGAATAAAGAACCACGTATTTACGGTAGCAAATGGGATAGAGAGCGCCTTGTCTTCCTTCGTGCCCATCCACTCTGTGTGATGTGTCAGGAGCAGGGAAGGGTGGCAGCAGCAACTGTAGTTGACCACATAACCCCTCACAAACTGAAAGAGGCGCTTCGTTCTGGTGATTCGACTGCCATAAGCAAAGCACAGAAGCTATTCTGGAGCCGTAGTAACTGGCAGGGACTGTGTAAGCAGCATCATGACTCAACGAAGCAGAGGATGGAGAAGAGAGGCTCCATCATCGGCTGTGACGAGAGCGGCATCCCCCTCGACCCGACGGCGCACTGGTTCAAACGATAACGTTTCTCATTTGTTCCGCTAGCCGAGGGGAGGGGGCGGGGTAAAAGTTCAACCCCCCTACCGCAAATGACCGCCGCTCGTGCTTTTTGAGCACAACCGCGAAATGAAAAGTTTTTTCCGGGAGGTTCCGATGGCAGGACGACGCCCGAAACCGACCCACCTGAAAGTGGTAACCGGCAACCCGGGCAAACGAAAACTCAACGACAAAGAGCCTACTCCGGCGCGAGAAATCCCAAGCCCTCCTGAGCACCTCACTGACTGGGGGAAGGTGGCCTGGGGAAAGTTAACCGTGCTGCTGGACGGTATGGGGATTTTGACCATTGCCGACACGCTGGCGCTCGAACGTCTCTGTGATCTTTACGCCGACATTCTGCAGCTGCGCCTGACAATCGCTGATGAGGGGCGAACGTACACCGTGCAGACAGAAGGCGGATTTCTGATCAAAGCGAATCCGGCTGTCGCCATGCTGGCAGACGCCGATCGCCGTTTTAAAAGCTACCTGGTTGAATTCGGTCTCACTCCGGCCGCCAGAACGAAGGTGAAAGTTGATGGTGGAGAAAAAGAAGAAGACCCGCTCAACCAGTTCTTCGGTTGATCCCGCAACGCGATACGCGATGGATGTGGATTCCGGTAAGGAAATTGCTGGACCAGATATCCGAAATTCCTGTAAACGTCACCTCAAAGATTTGGAATCCTGTCACGCCCGCGGCCTGGTGTGGGATCCTGCCGCAGCTCAGCGCGCTATCGACTTTTTCGCAAAAGTGCTGAAGCTCAACGGCGGTGAGCATGAGGGGAAACCATTCAACTTGCTACCGTGGCAGTGCTTCATTGTAGGATCGATTTTTGGCTGGAAGAACTCGGATGGTTATCGCCGATTTCGTATGGTTTACGTCGAATCTGGTAAAGGTTCAGGAAAGTCACCACTGGCTGGCGGAGTGGGGCTCTACTGCCTGACAGCAGATAAAGAGCCTCGAGCCGAAATATATGCCGCAGCAACGAAAAAAGACCAGGCCATGATCCTGTTTCGTGATGCGGTGGCGATGGTGGATCAGTCACCGGCGCTGGCTCAGCGGATCAATAAATCCGGTGGGTCTGGTAAAGAGTGGAATTTGGCTTTTCTTCAGACGGGATCTTTCTTCCGGCCCATCAGCTCTGACGACGGGCAGTCTGGACCGCGTCCGCATTGTGCCCTGATTGACGAAATCCACGAGCATAAAAACAACCAGGTCGTAGAAATGATGCGCGCTGGTACGAAAGGTCGTCGGCAGGCATTGATTTTCATGATCACCAACAGCGGCCACGACAAAACCAGCGTCTGTTATGACTATCACGAGTACGGACGAAAAGTTGCTGAAGGATCCATTGAGGATGACAGCTTCTTTTCATTCATCTGCTCGCTTGATGAAGGTGAGGACCCTTTCAAGGACGAGTCCTGCTGGAAGAAAGCCAACCCGTCGCTTGGTCACACCTTCACAGACCGTTATTTGAGGGAACAGGTAACCCAGGCGCGCGGCATGCCGTCGAAAGAGAGCATCGTTCGCCGCCTCAACTTCTGCCAGTGGGTTGATGCTGATAACCCATGGATGAGCAGTGATGTGTGGATGGGGTGCGAAGAGGATTTCGATCTCCATGAGCTGCAGGGAGAAGAATGCTTCGGTGGCCTTGATCTTTCAGGAAGCAGGGACCTTACCGCCCTTGCGCTGTTTTTCCCGAAAAAAAGAAAGCTTCTTGTGGAGTTCTGGACCCCAAAAGACACACTTTTGGATCGTGCAAAAACGGATAGGGTGCCTTATGACGCCTGGGAGCGCGACGGGTACATCCACACCACGCCAGGCAAAGCGGTGAAGTATGGATTTGTTGCCGAGCGTATAGCCGACCTTTCCCAGATGTTTTTTATCAAAGCGATCGCCTTTGACCAGTACCGCATTAAGTACCTTGAACCTGAGCTCGAAGAGGCCAGTGTATCGGTCCCTTTAATCCCCCACGGTCAGGGATATTACAAAGCACAGGAGTCAGGGTTGTGGATGCCGCACTCTATCGAGCTTTTCGAACAGCGGCTTGACGACAGCGACATCATCATAAAAACCAATCCCTGTCTGCGCTGGAATGCAGCATCCGCCGTGACTGAGGCGGACCAGAAGGAAAACCGCATATTTGCCAAAAAGAAAAGCACCGGCCGTATCGACGGCGTGGTGGCTTCAGCTATGGCAATAGGCGCATCTGAAGGTGATGTCACTGACGAAGGTGATATTGACGATTTCTTCTCACAACCGTTGAGCATGTGATGGACGATTCAAATTACAGCATTGATCTGCGCACAAATAACGGCTGGTGGGCCCGGGTAGCTTCGTGGTTCGTTGGTGGACGGCTGGTAACACCTGAACAGGGTTCACAGACCGGACCTGTTTCAGCCAGCGGCACGCTGGGCGATTCACAAATTACAGACGAACGCATCCTGCAGATATCGACCGTCTGGCGATGTGTTTCTCTGATTTCTACGCTGACCGCCTGTCTCCCCCTGGACGTGTTCGAAACAGATAAAGAGGATAACCGTAAAAAGGTTGGCCTGAGCAATCCGCTGTCCCGCCTGCTGCGCTACTCGCCAAATCAGTACATGACGGCGCAGGAGTTCCGTGAAGCCATGACGATGCAGCTGTGCTTCTACGGCAATGCATACGCCCTGGTTGAGCGAAACAGTGTCGGGGATGTGGTCAGCCTCCTGCCGCTGATGTCTGCCAATATGGATGTCCGGCTTGAAGGAAAGCGCATCGTTTATCGCTACCAGCGTGACAATGAATACGCCAATTTTTCTCAACGAGAAATTTTCCATCTAAAAGGCTTTGGCTTTAATGGACTCACCGGGCTGTCGCCTATAGCACATGCCTGTAAATCAGCTGGCGTTGCGGTCGCGATGGAAGATCAACAGCGGGAATTTTATGCCAATGGTGCCAAATCTCCCAAAATCCTCACCACAGGCGATCGCGTGTTGACCAAAGAGCAGCGCACGCAGCTGGAGGAAAATTTTAAGGAGATTGCAGGCGGTCCGGTGAAAAAACGCCTCTGGATCCTTGAAGCAAACTTTCAGTCCCATGATATCGGTGTTAGTCCACAGGATGCTGAAACGATGGCTTCCAGGAAATTTCAGGTCAGTGAACTGGCGCGTTTCTTCGGCGTTCCTCCGCATCTGGTAGGTGATGTTGAGAAGAGTACCAGCTGGGGATCAGGTATTGAGCAACAAAACCTGGGGTTTCTGCAGTACACCCTGCAGCCGTATATATCCCGCTGGGAGAATGGCATTCAGCGCTGGTTACTGAAGCCAGAGCAGGTTGGTGTCTATCACGCTGAGCATAATCTTGATGGGCTTCTTCGTGGCGACTCAGCATCGCGTGCTGCTTTCATGAAGGCCATGGGGGAAGCTGGTCTGAGAACCATAAATGAAATGCGACGACTTGATAATTATCCACCACTTCCAGGTGGTGACGTCGCGATGCGACAGGCGCAATACGTACCAATAACCGATCTCGGCAACAACAAAGAGCCCCGCAGAAATGACGGGGCTTAATTTTTATGGGGGCCATGATGCCTGACATCATCAAAACGCTGTCGTTTGAAGAAACTGAAATCAAATTTGCCGGGGATGGCCAGCAGGGCATCTTTGAGGGATATGCCTCTGTTTTCGGTAACACAGATTCCGACGGCGACATTATTTTGCCCGGTGCATTCAAGAAAACGCTGGAAACACAAAGCCGTAAAGTCGCGATGTTTTTCAATCATCGGCAGTGGGAAATTCCGGTAGGAAAGTGGGACAGCATTCAGGAAGACAGTAAAGGTCTTCTTGTTCGAGGCCAGCTAACACCGGGTCACAGCGGTGCTAATGACCTGAAGGCGGCTATGCGACATGGCACAGTTGATGGTATGTCCGTCGGCTTTGCCGTAACGAAAGATGACTACAGCATTTCGCCCAACAATGGCGGGCGGATCTTCAAAAACATTTCCTGGCTGAAAGAAATCAGTGTCTGCACTTTCCCAGCTAACGAACTGGCTGGGGTGGATTCGATGAAAAGTATCGACGGGATTGAAACCATCCGTGACGTGGAGAGCTGGCTGAGGGATTCAGTCGGACTAAGCAAGTCACAGGCAGTAGGGCTGATAGCCCGTTTCAAATCAGCCATTCGGAGTGAGTCTGAAGGCGATCCTAACAAACCCGATATCAGCGCTCTGCTCAAGAGCATCACCGACTTTAATCCGACAAAAGGAAAATAAAATATGTCAGAACTCGCACAAATTCAGAAAGCCCTCGAAGAGTCACAGTCCAAGCTGCAGGGGCTCTTCGATGAGCAGCGAAAACAGATCGAACAGAACGGTACCGTGTCAAAACAGCTGCAGGATGACATGGCTAAGGTTAATGAAGAAATGACCAAAACCGGTCAGCGTCTGTTTGATCTGGAACAGCGTCTTTCATCTGGACCGGATAACCCCGGAGAGAAAAAATCGTTCTCTGAGCGTGCTGCCGAAGAGCTCACTAAATCCTGGAACGGCAGCAAGTCCAGTTTTGAAGCGAAAACCTTCAATAAATCTCTTGGTAGTGATGCTGGTTCGGCTGGCGCACTCATCCAGCCTATGCAGGTGCCAGGCATCATTATGCCAGGGCTTCGCCGACTGACCATCCGTGATCTTCTGGCACAGGGGCGAATCTCCAGCAACTCTCTTGAATATGTTCGCGAAGAGGTGTTCACCAACAATGCGGCCAGCGTGGCGGAAAAAGCCCTTAAGCCTGAATCAGATATAAAATTCAGCAAACAGACGGCGAACGTTAAAACCATCGCCCACTGGATCCAGGCATCCCGCCAGGTGATGGATGATGCGCCTATGCTCCAGTCCTACGTCAATAATCGCCTGCTTTACGGTCTGGCACTGGAGGAAGAACGACAGCTGCTGAATGGTGATGGTAGTGGTGATGACCTGGAAGGTATCAACCATGTGGCAACTGCCTATGATACCGCCCTGAACGTTTCTGGTGATACGCGCGCCGATATTATCGCGCATGCGATTTTCCAGGTAACCGAGTCCGAGTTCAGCGCGTCAGGCATCATTCTCAACCCCCGCGACTGGCATAACATCGCGCTGCTGAAAGACAACGAAGGCCGTTATCTTTTCGGTGGCCCGCAGGCTTTCACCAGCAACATCATGTGGGGGCTGCCAGTTGTGCCAACTCGCGCCCAGGCGCAGGGCACTTTCACAGTTGGTGGTTTCGATATGGCATCGCAGGTCTGGGATCGCATGGATGCAACTATCGAAGTAAGCCGCGAAGACCGCGACAACTTTGTCAAAAACATGCTCACCATCCTGTGCGAAGAGCGCCTGGCGCTGGCGCACTATCGCCCGGCGGCACTTATCAAGGGTTCCTTCGACGAATCCGGCAGCTGATGGAGGGGGCGGGGAAACCCGCCCTTAATTAATGACGATAAATGTGCTTGATGTCGTTCCGATTGAAGAGCTGCGCCAGCATGTGGAAATGGATACCGATGATCGGGATTCCATGATCAAGCGTTACGCACAGTCCGCGCTTGAATACTGCCTGCGCTGGTGCGATGAACCTCGCTGGAAAGTGGCCGAAGATATTCCAGCACCGGTGGTCTCGGCAATGTTACTTATTTTTGGCGACCTGTTTGAGCACCGAACCAGTCAGACAGAAGTGCAGCTTTATACAAATGTGGCGGCAGAAAATCTGATGTTTGCCTGTCGTAACTGGCGAGGTGAGGCTGAACAGGGGGAGGGCTCCTGATGGAACCTGGCCGACTCCGGCACCGTGTCCGGATAGAAGTAAAGACTGACGACCGTGACAATTTCGGTCAGTTGATTGGCTGGAAGAGTAAGGGCATTGTCGCGGCAGATATCCGCGCCGTTACCGGGCGGGATTTTATTAGTGGCAGCGCCGAACGCTCCAACGTTACCACGAAAATTTTCATGCGATACCGGGATGATATTCGGGCTACGGTTACTCGCTTTATCGAGGTAACAAATAAGGGAGAAGGACGCGTTTTTACTGTGACCGCACCATTACCCACGCGCGACAGACGCAATATTGAAGTCCTGTGTATGGAGGATTTCACCCGTGTTCCCTGAACTTAAAAGCGAAGTCGAAAAACTTCTTGGCGTGAATGTTTATCCGTTGATAGGCCCGCAAACAGAGGGCGAATTTGTGACGCTGCAGCTGATAAGCGACCCACGGCTTGTCATTGGCACCATACGCACGAAACTTGTGGCGGCTCGTTATCAACTGAGCTTTATCTCTTCTCTTTACAGTCGAACTGAAGAGATGGACAAGACGCTATGGGCGGTCTGGGAAAATGTTATTCACGGCCATATTGGGGGATACCCCATTCAATATGTTGAGCGGCAGGGCATCAGTGAAAGTTTCGAACCTGATGACGGTGGTAAATATCGCCGTACCCGGGATTACATATTTTACTGCCCGGAGGATGCTTCATGATCCGCATGGAGGTGAAAGGGCTTCAGGAGCTGGAGCGCCAGCTCGAAGCTTTGGGGGAAAAACTTGCCGTTAAAGTGCTCGGCCAGGCAGGCAAGGAGGCTATGGAAATCGTCAGCGAGGACATGCAGCAGCATGCAGGCTACGACGAAAGCAGCCCTGGCCCGCACATGCGCGACAGCATTAAGGCAACTTACAGGAACCGCATGAAGGATGCACGCTGGAAAACAGTAGTGACTATCCGTGTCGGCCCGTCAAAAGAACACACCATGAAAGCTCTGGCGCAGGAGTTTGGCACCGTTAAGCAGGTCGCCAACCCCTTCATGCGCCCGGCGCTCGATTACAACCGCGCAAAAATATTGCGTGTTCTCTCGGTCCGTATCCGTGAGGGGATCGAAAACAACCGCTAAACGAGGATAGAAAATGGCTGATAAAAGCTCACCGGAATACGCGATGCTTCCCGCGGGGACCGTAGTTAAATGGGGCAAATCAGGGGAGGCAGTTGCTGATTTCTTGCCTCTGGTTAACTGTAAGGCCCTTGGCGCTACTGGTGCGACCGGTTCCTTTGTTGACTGCACCACGCTGATCGACACCCAGAAGCAGTTCCTTTCAGATATGGCTGAAGGTCCAGAGAAATCCCTTGGGTTCGTCGATGACCCATCCAATACCAGCTTTACCGATTTCCTGAATGCTGCTGAGCAGCGCGAAACAGTGCAGTTTTATATTGAGCTGCCGAACGGTCGTACCGCGACGATGATTATGGCGCTCTCCGGCTGGCAGTTGAATGAAATCATCGCCCCGGCCAGCGAAGTAATTCAGGTTACGGTTAACGGCAAGCAGAACAACATCATCTGGGGCTACAACACGCCGGGTAGCTAAGCACCAACAGACGACATTACGCAAACCACCTTTTACGGCCGCTGCACAGCGGCCTTTTTAATGGAGAATTTTGATGGACGATCTTAAATCCAGCCTGCTGGCCCCGGAGAAAAGCCAGCACAACGTAACTATCCTCGGTGCCGATGTTTTTATCCGACGCCTGACAGCCTTCGAGCTGGAGGAATATGACGAGAAACAGGCGCAGCTGCGCGCGGAAAACAACTCTCTGGGTATGGCAATGTCCACCGCCTCATTCATCCTCAGCGCGATGGTGGATGAGAACGGCAAACCTATTCCGGCAGAAAACCTTCCGGCGCCCGATGAGCTGCTTAAAGCGCGCTCTAATGCATCCCTTATTGATGCCCTTCAGACCATCCAGCGCCATAGCTGGGGATCGCTGGAGGAAGCGAAAAAAAACTGATGGACTCCCCCTGGCTGATGGCTATGTACACCCTTGCCGATCGCCTCGGGGAGCCGGACCCTCGAAAAATTGCCAGCCTTCCTGCAGATATCCTGCTCCACTGGCAGGCCTGGCTATCTCTCACCGGCCACGCCGTGGAATACACGCAGCCGGAGCTGCCAGCCCCGGTAACCACAATTCAACCCGCCACTGATCAGGCCAGTCAGTGCGCCGACGTTATGAGGATCCTTGGACAATGAGTGATGTTGCAAGCCTGTCGGTTGCCCTGCACCTGAATTCAGCGGCTTTCAAGTCGCAGATCACTGACGCATACGAAAAAGCAGGGCAGTCCAGCAAGAAATTCAATAACCAGGCGACGACGCAAGCTGGCGAGCTTGAAAAAGCCATCGCGCGAACGGTAGCCGCGGCGAAGGGTATCGGGTTTCCTGCCGCAAACTCCGATCAGTTTACTGGGGTTACGCGTGGCGCCGGGCAACTGAATTATGTCCTGCATGAGGTGGCCGCAGGGAGCAACGTTGCCAGCAGCAGCATAATTAACGCTTTGATCCCGGCTGTACACTCTCTCAAAGGCGAACTGGATAGCAGCGCTGGTGGCTGGAAGGCGCAGCAGGATGCGGCCCGTAAAGCGGCATCAGAGCTTGCCGATGCTGCTCAAAACCAGATCGCATCTGCTCAGGCAGAAAAGCAGGCGGCGCTCGGCAAGGCCGCCATTGCTGAGAAAACCATTGCTGCTGCGCAGGCGCAGCGCGAGCAGGCTATTGCGCTTGACGAGTATTACGCAAAGCAGGCAGCGGTTAATAAACAATATGGGCTGAACGTCAGCTACCAGGACCAGCACCTTAAAAATGAGCGCGCCATCATTGAGGCTAACCGACTGGAAGCCGGTGCGCTCGAAAAACTGAAAACCGCAAAAGCGGCGGTGACGGCGGCCGAGCTGGCAGAAAATGGCGGCAAAGCAGCACTTGTTGCGTCGACTGAGGCAGCTGCCGCTGCGAATACTCAGCTGTCAATCTCTCAACGAATTGCAGCGACGAGCAGCCGCGCACTGAGCTCAGCACTGAGCTTGTTGGGCGGTCCAGTCGGGATCGGCCTGACGGTGCTTGCTGCAGGTGGAACACTGCTTTATAGCGAGTTCAAAAAGGGTGAAGAGCAAACCAAAAAGCTAAACTCCGCCATTCTGGATCTGAAAACATCAGCACTGATCTCCGCTGGTGAGTTGAAGCGGCTAAATGCGGAGCTCGGCGGTACGGAGACCTCTGTTGATGCGGTGACGGCAACAGCCAAAGCGGGATTTAGCGGTCAACTGTTGACCGACGTTGCCACCCTGGCGAATGCCTATGCGCAGGCAGGCGGTAATGCACAGGACTTGGTTACCCATCTTGCATCCCTGCGGGGCGATCCGGTCGCTGCGATGCAAAAACTCACATCCTCAGGCGTTGCGCTGAGTGATTCAATAATTAGCCAGGTACTGGCGCTTAATCAGCGAGGCGAGGCTGCCCAGGCCAGCCAGTTGCTGATTGATACCGCGATTCAGGCTGAAAAGGGGAGGCTTTCAGAGTTAGGTATTGAGGTAGACAAAACCTCAGAAACGGTGAAAAACCTCGGCAATACGTGGGGTACAGCAGGTGAGCAGGCGGTTATTGCCCTCGGCGGTGCGATCGATAAAACGCAGGAGGTAAATAAGCGGCTGGGGAATATGGCGAGCCAACTGGCCTCTGATATCGCTGCTGCAACCGCCGCAGCTCAGAATGAGCGGATTAAAAACAGCGCAGGTCTTAAAAGTTATCTTGATGCCGGTACCACAGCAGCAGAGAAGCGCGCCGAGGCCATTAAAAAACTCAATAACAGTATCTACAACACTGACTCTCAGGAATATCAACGAATTCTTAAAGGGATTAATGATGAGTTCGACAGAGCCAGTAAAAAAGAGCATCCAAAGAAAACGGAATCAGGCCAGCAGACAGAAGGTCAGAGGCTGCTTGAGCAGGCTCAGCAAAGAAATGCTGTCCTGAGAGAAGAGGCGTCTACCACCGAAGGATTGACGCAGTCAGCCCAGCAGTTGGTGGCCTTCAATGAAAAAATCGCCGGATTGAAAGGTCAGCAACTGACAAAAGCCCAACAAAGCCTTGTGAGCATGCAGGATCAGATTCGTTCTCAGCTGCAGTCAAACGTCGAACTTGAGAAAGAAGCTGCTCTTCGTAAAACCTCACTGAAATACCAGCAGGAGAGCAAAAAGTGGGAGGAAGAAGCGGCGGCAATGCGGCGAGAGGCCACGCAGAGCCTGCAATCCTACTCACAATCCGACAGGGAATCAGCAAACTCCCAGGCACGCATCGCTATTGAGAACCGTTTTAACCAGCGCCGAATAGCGCTTGAGAAAGATTTCACTGACCAGTCATCTGCTGAGTTTCAGGCGCGGCTGTCCGATCTGGAATCAGCAAAGCAACAGGAACTAGAGATTGTTCAACAGAGCAACGATGACAAACTGGCAGCTGAGCGCGACTATTCTGCAGGGTTCAGGCGAGGCACCCTTAACTGGGTTGATAGCGCCCGTGACGCGAACAATCAGCTGGCGAGTTTTGCGACAGGGCTGTTTGATGGCATGACCGATTCCCTGGCTACGTTCGCCACAACAGGGAAACTAAGCTTCCGGGATTTTACAACCTCCGTACTTGCTGACCTTGCGAAAATAGCCACTCGCATTGCTCTCTCCAGCGCGCTTGAGAGCATTTTCGGTGCGGCAGGCTCCGCTTTTACTGGCAGCGTTTCAGGCGATAACACTCCATCAGGGGCATACAGCAATGCTGCAGCGAATGTGAAATTCAACGCTAAAGGCGGCGTATACGACTCCCCATCTCTGAGTGCTTACAGTGGCGGCGTGTACAACTCCCCACAGGTTTTTGCATTTGCTAAGGGGGCTGGAGTATTCGGTGAGGCTGGACCCGAAGCAATCATGCCGCTGACCCGTTCTTCTGATGGTTCTCTTGGTGTGCGTGCTGTCGGGGGGGGTGGACAACAGGCGGCCGCTGCGCCTGTTGTGTATATCACTATTGAGGGTAACGGGAACAGCAATTCTCAATCCTCCGCCGGTTACGAGCAGTTTGGCAAAGAGATTGGCAGTTATGTCACTCAGCAATATCGCAAACTGATACAGGCCGATCTCCGTCCTGGCGGAGCCATCTGGAACAGCACTAAGGGGAGCCGATAATGGCGTTGGAAACTTTCAACTGGAGCCCTCGGGTAAATCCTTCTCAGGATGTCACCATGCGTACGCGTGAGGCGCAGTTCGGAGATGGTTACACCCAGACATCAGGTGACGGTCTCAACCCACGATCGCAAATCTGGGACCTGACATTTGTAGGTCTGGAATCCTATATCAAGTCGATCAAAGACTTTCTTGATCGCCATGAGGGAACAAAAGCATTTGCATGGAAGCCGCCGCTTGAGGACTTGGGTCTCTATCGATGCAAACAGTACAAACCCTCCCCAATGGGGGGAGGCAACTGGTCTCTGACGGCAACATTCATCCAGGCATTTAAACCATGAGCTTAAACGCAGATTATCAGAAGCTGGAATCCGGAAATGACGTTCGTCTGATTGAGGTGGACGGTTCTTCTTTTGGGCTAACGGACGTTCTCCGGTTTCACAATTACAACATTCCCCACACCGAAGCGGAAATAGTCTCCGCCGGCGGGGATGAGGCCAAGCTCCCGGCGAAACCAATCTGGTGGCAGGGTAATGAATATTCTGCCTGGCCTTATCAGCTGGAAGGGCTGGAGAAATCGACCAGTGGCAGCAATGCGACGCCATCACTGACGGTCGCGAACATCGAAAGCTCTATTTCTGCCCTGTGTCTTGCGTACGACGATTTGCTACAGGCTAAGGTCACTATTCACGACACAAAGGCAAAATATCTCGATGCGAAAAACTTCGCAGGCGGTAACCCTACAGCAGATCCGACTCAGGAAAAACTTCAGGTCTGGTATATCGACGGGAAAACGACCGAGCTTGCTGGCGAGACCATCGAGTTTGTACTGTCCAGCCCTATGGATCTTCAGGGACAAATGATCCCCACGCGGCAGCTTCATTCCCTGTGCACATGGTGCATTCGTAATAAGTACCGCACCGGCGACGGCTGCGACTATGCCGGTACGCGCTATTTCGACAAAAACAACAACCCGGTAAGCGATCCGTCACTGGATGAATGCAACGGAACGCTGACGGCCTGCAAACTTCGGTTCGGTGAAAACAACGAACTTTCGTTTGGTGGGTTCCCGGGTACGTCGCTGATCAGGAGCTGACATGCGTCAGAAAACCATTGATGCGATTATGGCGCATGCTGCCGCTGAATATCCTCGTGAGTGCTGTGGTGTGGTGGCGCAGAAAAGCCGCGTTGAACGTTATTTTCCTTGCCGGAATCTTGCCGCGGCGTCGGAGGACAATTTTGTCCTTTGCCCCGAAGATTACGCATCTGCTGAGGACTGGGGTACGGTGATCGCCATCGTTCACAGCCACCCTGACGCCACTACGCAGCCGAGCGAACTGGATAAAGCGCAATGCGACGCAACGCTTTTACCCTGGCATATCGTGAGCTGGCCGGAGGGGGATTTACGCACCATCCAGCCGCGCGGAGAGCTGCCGTTGCTGGAGCGTCCTTTTGTGCTTGGTCACTTCGACTGCTGGGGGCTGGTAATGAGCTATTTCCGGCAAACGCATGGTATCGAACTCCACGATTACCGGGTTGATTATCCCTGGTGGGAAAAAGACTATCCGGACAACTTCTATCAGGATTGCTGGTACGAGTGCGGATTCCGTGAATTCGACGGGCCGCCGAAACCTGGCGATATGGTGATCATGCAGGTCCAGGCTGATAAGTGGAACCACGCGGGTATATTGCTGGAGGGCAATATGCTGCTGCACCACCTGTACGGTCACCTGAGTCAGCGAGTACCATATGGCGGTTACTGGCAGGAACGAACGATGAAGATTCTCCGTTACAAATCTCTGTGCTAACCTTTTGTAAAACCAAAGGGGATAGGGATATGAAAAAAGCATTATTGGCACTTTCTTTATTAATGGTTGGTTGTTCAACAAGCGTAACCCCTCCAAGCGAAGCTTCGTTTGCACCATCTGACAGAACTTTTAAATTTCAGCAATCGGATTCTAACCAGTCTATTACTGTTGTTAGAGATAGTGGGTTTATAGGCGGTGGATGTTTTGCATCCGTTTATATAGATGGACAGTTGTCTGCAAAGTTAGAGCCTAAAGAAAAAGTAAGGTTTTATTTATCCAAGGGTGAACATGCAGTAGGAGCCGCCTTGGAGGGGAGGGGGTTATGTGGCGCAAACGAAGCAAGACAAGAGCGCTACATAAACTTAGGCGATGGAGAAAATAAGTATGTGCGAATTTTCATTGATGAGGGTGGGGACTTGGATATAAGGCCGACGACCTTAAAATAGACGCCATATAAATAAAAACCATTCAAAACCTGCTTTGGCAGGTTTTTTTATAAGGTGAAAAAATGTCAGAGGTTATGTCTCGAATTGAACTTGGTGGGCCATTAGGGAAAACCTTTGGGAAAATCCATCATAGGTTAATTTCTAAAGTAAGTGAAGCTGGCGTTGCTCTCGCAAAAACTATACCGGGGTTTGAGAGCTATATGATTAATAGTAATCGCCGAGGGCTTACTTTTGCTGTTTTTAAAGGTAAGAAGAATATTGGTGTTGATGATCTAGGCTTCCCCGTAACAGGAGAAGTTATCCGAATAGTTCCCGTTGTTATCGGCAGTAAAAGGTCTGGTTTGTTACAAACTATCCTTGGTGCCGTAATTGTAGCTGCTTCCGCAGTAGGAAGTTATTTTGCGCCAGGTAACCCCTTTTCAGCCTTCGGGTATAAATTTGGTGCAGCTATGATTGCTGGTGGAGTTGTCCAGATGCTTTCGCCTCAACCTGGTGGCCTGGCCAGCAAACAAAGCGCAGATAACCGTGCATCGTACGCATTCGGTGGGGTGACAAATACCGCCGCACAGGGTTACCCGGTACCGGTCCTGTACGGCCGCCGGCGAATCGGCGGGGCAATTATTTCCGCCGGGATTTATGTGGAAGATCAGCAGTAGATAACAAACCTTTTTACAAGCCACCTTCGGGTGGCTTTTTTTATGGGCGCGATATGGCTAAAACAATTACAGGACGAAAAGGGGGGAGTTCCAGCTCCCGAACTCCTACCGAACAGCCTGATGATCTGCAATCTGTAGCGAAGGCAAAAATCCTCGTTGCGCTTGGGGAAGGGGAGTTTGCAGGGCAGCTAACCGGCAAAGATATCTACCTGGACGGAACGGCGCTGGAGAATGCCGACGGTTCCCAAAACTTCAGCGGCGTGACGTGGGAGTTTCGCGCTGGAACGCAGGCGCAAAAATATATTCAGGGTATTCCCGGTACCGAAAACGAAATTAGCGTTGGAACCGAGGTAACGAGCGGTACAGCGTGGACACGAACCTTCACCAATACACAGCTTTCGGCGGTTCGTTTACGCCTGAAATGGCCTTCGCTTTTCAAGCAGGAGGACGATGGCGATCTGGTTGGTTACTCGGTTAATTATGCGATTGACTTGCAGACGGACGGCGGGACATGGCAGACAGTCCTCAATACCAGTGTGACCGGCAAAACGACGTCTGGTTATGAACGTAGCCACCGTATTGATTTACCTCAGGCGGGCAGCACCTGGACAATCAGACTACGCAAAATTACCGCTGACGCCAACAGCGCGAAAATCGGCGACACGATGACGCTACAGAGCTTCACTGAGGTGATTGATGCGAAATTGCGATATCCGAACACCGCGCTGCTGTACATTGAATTCGACTCCAGCCAGTTTAATGGTTCTATACCTCAGATCTCCTGTGAGCCTCGTGGCCGCGTTATTCGGGTTCCTGATACTTACGACCCAGAAACCCGCTCTTACAGCGGGACATGGACCGGGGCGTTTAAGTGGGCATGGACGGATAACCCTGCGTGGATATTTTACGATCTGGTTGTTTCTGACCGGTTCGGCCTCGGTCACCGTTTGACTGCTGCTAACATCGATAAATGGACGCTTTATCAGGTCGCCCAGTATTGCGATCAGATGGTGCCGGACGGTAAGGGTGGCGATGGAACAGAACCACGCTATACCTGCAACGTGTACATCCAGGACCGAAACGACGCTTATACAGTCCTGCGTGATTTTGCGGCCATATTCCGTGGCATGACGTACTGGGGAGGCGATCAGATCGTTGCTCTGGCCGATATGCCCCGTGATGTGGATTACAGCTATACGCGCGCTAACGTTGTTGGCGGTCGCTTCACCTATTCAAGCAGCACCACGAAAACCCGCTACACTACAGCGCTGGTTTCATGGTCCGATCCCGGTAACGCCTATGCTGACGCGATGGAACCCGTATTCGAGCAGGCGCTGGTGGCGCGGTACGGCTTCAATCAGCTGGAAATGACAGCCATCGGCTGTACCAGGCAGTCAGAGGCGAACCGAAAGGGGCGCTGGGGTATTCTCACCAACAGCAAGGATCGTGTTGTTTCGTTTGATGTCGGGCTGGACGGAAACATTCCGCAGCCGGGCTACATCATCGCCGTGGCAGACGAGCTGCTTTCCGGAAAGGTTATGGGCGGCCGCATCAGCGCCGTTAATGGTCGCGTTATCAAACTTGACCGCGTGGCAGATGCAGCAGCAGGTGATCGCCTTATCCTCAACCTTCCCTCCGGAGCGTCACAGAGCAGGACCATTCAGGCGGTTAACGGGGAATCGGTCACAGTCACCACCGCATACAGTGAGACGCCTCAGGCCGAAGCTGTCTGGGTGGTTGAGTCAAACGAACTGTACGCGCAGCAGTATCGAGTTGTCAGCGTTTCTGATAACGATGATGGCACTTTCTCGATTACCGGCGCATGGCACGACCCGGATAAATATGCCCGTATCGATACCGGAGCCATCATTGACCAGCGGCCGGTGAGCGTGATCCCGCCGGGCAACCAGTCGCCGCCTGCGAACATCGTGATCAGCTCGTTTTCTGTGGTGCAGCAAAATATCAGCGTCGAAACGATGCGCGTGAGCTGGGACCAGGCGCAGAACGCTATCGCCTATGAAGCGCAATGGCGCCGCAACGACGGGAACTGGGTTAACGTGCCGCGCAGTTCCACAACGTCATTCGACGTTCCTGGGATTTATGCCGGGCGCTATCTGGTACGAGTACGCGCCATCAATGCCGCAGAAATTTCTTCCGGGTGGGGCTATTCGGAAGAGAAAACGCTGACGGGTAAAGTGGGCAATCCGCCGAAACCGGTCGGCTTCATCGCTTCCGATAATGTGGTATTCGGTATCGAGCTGAACTGGGGATTCCCGGCGAACACCGACGACACGCTGAAGACGGAAATTCAGTACAGCCTGACCGGGACGGAAGACGATGCGATGCTGCTGGCAGACGTACCCTATCCGCAGCGCAAGTATCAGCAGATGGGCCTTAAGGCAGGGCAAATTTTCTGGTACCGCGCGCAGCTGGTGGACCGCAGCGGAAACGAATCAGGGTACACAGACTTTGTGCGCGGGCAGGCCAGCATTGATGTATCCGATATCACCGATGCAATCCTGGAGGAGATTAAAGAGACTGATACGTTCAAAGACCTGATCGAGAGCGCGGTGGAGAGCAGTGAAAAGTTCGCAGAACTGGCTGATGCAATCAAAGAGAATGCAAACGGTCTTGCAGCGGCGGTTGGATCGAATAAGCAGACAGCAGAAGCAATCATCGGCAACGCGCTTGCTATTGCTGATGTTGTCGTGCGGCAGACAGCCCAGCAGGGCGCTAACTCTGCGACCTTCGAACAACTCCGGGAGGTGATCGCCACTGAGACGGAGGCTCGCGTCACTGATGTTACTCGTCTTGAGGCAAAAACTGAGCAGAACGAGGCGGGAATTACCGAGGTAAGGCAGGCTCTGTCAGATGAAGCTCAGGCAAGGGCGACAGCTGTCGACCAGCTTACTGCGAGTACTCAGGTCATTTCTGATAAAGCTGATTCGGCTTCGAGTAAAGCTGACGCTGCATCAGGTAAGGCAGATGCGGCCGAGCAAGCCAGCTCGCAAAATACCGCTGATATCACCACGTTGCGACAGGTTGTCACCGACACGACTTCATCAATGGCATCCCGTCTGGAGGAACTGGGAGCAAGGACAGATACTGCCAGCGGCGGCATTCAGAGTAACTCCATCGCGCTAATAACGAGTACGCTGGCGCAGGTTGATCAGCAGGTGAGACTCAGCGCGCAGTATGGTGACAGTAAGGCCAGCATCGATCGTATTGATAATGTTATGGCAAGCGACAGGGAGGCAACAGCGCGTTCGCTGCTGAGTTTGCAGACTGACGTGAACGGCAACAAGGCAGCAATCAACAGCCTGAACCAGACGTTTTCCAATTATCAGCAGGCCACGGCCACGCAGATAAACGGCATTACGGCGACCATCAACGGGCACACTTCAGCGATCACCACCAACGCGCAGGCCATTGCGAACGTCAACGGCGACCTGAAGGCGATGTACAGCATCAAGGTTGCCGTAGATGCGAACGGAAAACAGTATGCTGCTGGTATGGGGATAGGTGTTGAGAATACTCCATCTGGCATGCAGTCGCAGGTATTATTCCTCGCAGATCGTTTTGCAGTGATGATGCAGGCAGGAGGAACCCCTACCATCGTATTCACCACGCAAAATGGTCAGTTGATAATCCGCGATGCTGTTATCGGGGAGGGGACGATCGGTAACAGTAAAATCGGTAATTACATCCAGTCATCAACCTGGGATGGAACAGGGAATGTCGGATGGCATATCAACAAGTCCGGGTATGCCGTGTTTAACAACGTGACTGTTCGTGGCTCGATTTACGCCACAACGGGTAACTTTGGATTCAGTGGGCCGAACAAGGCGACGGTGATAGACAGTAATGGTGTAACTATCAACCTGACCGGAGGCGGCCGTATCGTACTTGGAGAATGGACATAACATGCCAAGAGGACTACTAATTGATCTGAATGATGGCGGAAAGCGGATGGAGATAACGGCGGGTCTTCGGTGCCCGTCTTTTGGAGCATACTTTGACAGTGGCTACCAGAAAGCCAAATACGCTGATATTGCCGGTTATGTTTCCGGGGCGCAGGTGCTGTTTATCCCGCACGCGACAGCTTACCTTGATTCAGGGCTGCTTCATAAAATGAACTCGGTCACCATATCCGGTGGCCGTGTGACGCAGAACTCCACGATGAAGGACGTAAGCATCAGTGAGCGTGAGAGTACGTACACGTTCCCCGGAAGCATCTGGCAGATATTTCCTCCTGGCCAGCGTAAAGGAGAAGGCCTGCTTATTGATGACAGTACTGACTTCCTGGCGATTACCAATGCCACGCAGTCAGGGCAGTGTATCTGGAAGGGGACCGTCAATGTCCCCACTGGCGGCTGGGCAGTTCCCACAATAGCGGGATACGACAAGTCCAAATATATCGTCTTTGGGCGCTGCAATAGCGGTAATACAGTCGATTTCGATGGCAACACGGTCAGGTTCTTCAGCCCTCCATCCACCAACGATGATGCTCCGACGACCGGCACGATAGATATTGTCATCTTCGCCAGTGGCGTGGCGCCGCAGCCTGGCACGGGGCTAAACATCTTCAATGCAGCCGGAGCCTGCACGTTTTCAACAACCAGGCGTCCCTTCGTCTACCTCAATCAGCTCTGGACGCCTTCGAAAAATGCCGTGAGCATCGGCAAAGGTTATGTTCCGCTGGGCAGATTCGGGCTGATGGCCCATGAAGTAAATGGCATGTATGTGTATCGAATGTTTGGAATAAAAATACAGAACGGCAGTGCTTCAGTTCAGGGTGGGAAATATCTTGGGCGCGAGCGGTATGCAATTTTTGGTAATGACACGGTAACGCCACTGAACCTTCCCGTTCTACCCGATATGTACGTCTGAATAAACTATCTTTTTAATCAACCTCGCTCCGGCGGGATTTTTTTATTGCCTGGAGAAAACATGATTTATACCACTGGCACTATCGCCATCAGCGGAAACACCCTTACAGGTACCGGCACAAACTTCACTGCTGCTGGTTCTCTTATTCGTAACGGCTGTACCGTTATTGCAATGACCAGCCCAGCGCAGGTTTTCCAGATCACCGCGATTGGAAGCGCAACCTCTCTCACCGTTACGCCAGCTGCTAACCCTGCAATCCCTGCTGGAACAAAATATGCCATTCTTCTGAGTGACAGTCTGAGCGTGGATGGGCTGGCGCAGGATATCGCTGAAACCTTCACGATGTACCAGCGCTACATGAGCGGGTTCGCTGATGTAATGAACGGGACATCTGATGTCACCATCACTATCAACGGCACTGCCGTCACCGTACCGGGCCAGAAATCACTGGCGAAGAAAGGGGCAAACAGCGACATAACCAGTCTTTCCGGGCTGACCACAGCGCTCAGCGTTTCCCAGGGCGGAACCGGTGCAAAAACAAAGGAAGACGCTCGCACAAACCTCGCTTTGGGAAGTAGTGCTACCAGAGATGCGTATAGCTCGTCTGGAAAAATGTTATCCGAAGGAGATTTTGGGTTAGGCGGCGCAGCATTGCCGACTGGAAATGAACAGGCATGCGGATTTTACAGAGCAATAGCTGGTGCAAGTGGAAATCCTTTAAATAACTCAGGCGTTATTCTCAATTATCAGGTTTACGGCGCTAATGCATTCACAAGAATTGCCACTTCCTATGAGCTACCTGTTCCCAGGATTTTTGTATCAACAAAGGTGAACTCTACCTATTACCCATATTATGAATTTTACACCACGGGTAATACTACAAAGGCCAGCGATGGCACGCTCAAAGCAGCGTCTCCAGTTGCCCGTATAGTGAAAAGTCAGGAAGAGTGTCAACGTGCAGACATCGACGAGGCTGGTTTTGCCTGGTGTGGCTGCGGTACGGCGAACGCCGAGGCTGAAGGGATCAAAATCTCGCGGCTGGATGTTGGGGTGTATGTTCTTATCGGCTCGGCAGGCCTGGCATCAGAAGGTTGGCAATTGCTCCCGCCAATGGACCCGGGTGGAATGGGAGAGCTGGGTGTTGTTGAAGCAGAGCAGACAGAAAGCGGTGGGCTGACGATTCGGCTTTTTAAGCGAAAATACATGCTGAGCGATGACGGGGAGATCGTCAAAATGAAAGGGGAGCCGATGGATGTGCCGGTGAACAGCTGGATCGATGTTCGCCTGGATATGCCAGAGGATAGCATCTGGAAAACAAGAGCTTCCGAAGCTTCTCTTGAACTGACAGAGCAGCCTGAGGACATTCAGCCTTAAAAATTAATAGGCGAACCCAAATTGATCTGCATTCCATTTGAAACTACTGTATATAAACACAGTGATAAAGGGAGTGCAGATTATGCCCCGAATTTCAGATATTCAGGCCGCCTTTATTGCGGCCATAGAGCTTAACCCAAAGGGCTACCGCTACCTGAGAACAGACAGCTTTATAGAAAAGTTGCGTGGTTTTAACTGGCACTTCACCCGAGCCGACGCCAATGCATGGATAGAGCGCAATCAGCCAGGCTTCGCTGACAAGACGACAGACGGTAGCGATAACCGGTACTGGATCCTGAGAAACATGGGGAGGGTCCTCTGATGGGATTTGCATCACCTGCTACCGATTACGTCGAACGCCAACTTTCTCCATCCGTTCTGTGCAACATAGGGGCCGAAAGCAGGGTGCTTGAAACAGATGTTGGGTTTGCAGTCATTGAGCCAGCCACGAAAAAAAGGCCAGGAGATGTATTGTTAATTTTGTGCGACGGCCACACGCAGTTTGCAAAACTGATGGGTAAGTCATTGATCACGGATGATGGCGAGGCAATAGAAGGAACCGCTCTGGAAGAGGTGGAAGTGTTGGGCAGAGTGACGTTCTTCATCAATCGTGCATTAGATGATGATTGCCCTGCAATATAGATAAAGTTCCCCATGCTTCACTGACGAATAACCAGCCATAAGCGGCTGGTTTTTTGTGTGGTTTGGTCGGAACGAGAGAATTTCAACCTCCATCCCATGATGGCATCCTAAAGCTCAAAGGAAGTTTTGCATAATCACTTCTTCAAAATCGCATTCCCCAAAATAAAATTTAAGTGAATGAAAAACATGGAGAAAAATGAGGATGAAAATGCAATAAAATCAGCCAGAAAAACAAAGTTAACTGGCTGATTAATAACATTTAATTGGAGGTTGTCGAACTCTGCTTCTGGAACAGTTCCCGGAAGACCGGATAGATGTCATCCTGGTCACGAATGTGCTGCATCGCAAAGTTATCAAACATCGCTTGCAGATGCTCATACTCACGCCATAGCGTCTGGTGGGCGCGACGGGTAATTTCAATGTAGCTGTAGTAACGCACCACCGGCAGGATCTTCTTCGCCAGAATTTCATGACACAGCGGCGAGTCATCCGCCCAGTTATCGCCATCCGATGCCTGCGCGGCGTAGATGTTCCACTGCGCCGGATCGTAGCGCTCCTTCACTACCTCATCCATCAGCTTCAGGGCGCTCGACACGATGGTGCCACCGGTCTCCTGCGAGTAGAAGAACTCATGTTCATCCACCTCTTTCGCCTGAGTGTGATGGCGGATGTAGACCACCTCCACGTTCTTATACGTTCTGCTCAGGAACAGATAGAGCAGAATATAAAAACGCTTAGCCATATCCTTGGTGGCCTGATCCATTGAACCTGACACGTCCATCAGGCAGAACATCACCGCCTGGCTGGAAGGCTCAGGGCGTTTTTCGTAGTTCTTGTAGCGCAGGTCGAACGTGTCGATAAACGGCACCCGGTCGATCTTCGCCCGCAGTTCGGCAATCTCTTTTCGCAGGCGCTCCTCTTCCAGCAGTTGCGCCGGTTCCGTGTTTTCCACTACTTTCAGGCTGGTTTCCAGCTCGCGCAGTTCGCGCCGTTTGCCTGCCGTCATCGCCGTGCGTCGCGCCAGCGAGTTTTGCAGTGAACGCACCACGCTGATGTTGGCGGGCACCCCATTTGCGGTATAGCCCGCACGATGGGTTTTGTATTCGTTGAGTTGACGGTGCTGATTCTTTCTCAGATTCGGCAGGGCCAGATCCTCAAACAGCAGATCGAGATATTCGTCTTTTGAAATCTGGAAGACAAACTCATCCTGGCCTTCTCCGTCCTGGCTGGCTTGCCCCTGACCGCTGCCAGAACCGCCGCCTCCGCCCTGGGGTCGCTCGATTCTGTCATTCTGGACGAAGTGGTCATTACCTGGGTGTACACGATGGCGAAGGCCGCCACGCCCCTGATGAAACATCGGTTCGCTGATGTCATCGTTGGGGATGGAGACGGATTCGCCGCTGTCGACGTCGGTCACCGAGCGTTTGTTGATGGCCTCGGAGATCGACTGTTTAATTTGCGCTTTATAACGGCGCAAGAAGCGCTGGCGATTCACCGTGCTCTTGTTTTTGCCGTTAAGACGCCGGTCAATAAACCAGGTCAT